TGTTATGGCGTGACGGACATGAGACCCCATTTGAGAAGGCGACTGTCCACTTTCTGGTTAATACTGATATCGCTTCGCATATTCATCTTTTAAAACATAGAATGAGCAGTCTTAATGCGGAGTCTGCTAGGTATAAAGAATTGAAGGAAGATAAGTATTACATTCCAGAGGACTGGAAGGGTATTTGCCCTGAAGTTATGGATGATCCAGCTATTGATCCATCTATATCTTGGGCAAATCAGTTAAAATATTACACAGAACGTGGAAATAAACTTTACCATCAATGTATCGCAGACCTTGAGCCAGTATTGGGACGCAAACGAGCCAAAGAGTCAGCGAGATTCTTCAAAACATACAATAGTCAGATTCAAGCTGATGTATCTTTCAACATGCGGTCCTTCGCTAACTTTATTAAGCTGAGACTATCAGAACATTCTCAATTAGAAATCAGGGAAATTGCAGATCAGATGCTTACTTTAGTAAAAAACATTGAAGGCAACCCCTTCAAAGAGACGATAAAAGCATGGGAGAAAACAAGAGTTATCTCAGAAATCGATTGACATCAGTGGCGAATTAACGTATAATGAAATGAACAATCAAGGGCTGGTAACGGCATCGACTGGTATTGGATGTGATAACTGCACGTAGC